CCGTCGCCATTGTTAGTTCCTTCGCCGGGCATGTTACACTCCTTGTTTTGTATCTTCTAATTTAATAGAAGATGCTTGTTTTAACTGGTTATTATTCCAAACTCTGTAAGCCTTGGTTAGATAATTCCAAGTTATCCTAAGGTCATTCCCAGTGATTTTACCTTCAAACTTAATAACATAAGGCCTATCATCAAATAATTCAATAGTAATAATACCTATCTTACCCCTCAATTTTATTTGAGGTAAGGCACCCATTCTAGGGTCAGCTACTACAGGTCTTTTTACAAATCGTACTTCTTCTTTCTTTTTACTCAACGTCTCAATCATGAACACCTCCTTCACATAAGTCGAGCAGCCCTGACATTGTGCTTCCTGCACTCATCTCGCAACTGCTGTTTACTTTCAATGTATAATGGGGTTTCACAGTTTCCAAACGTGAATTGCGGGGCGGTATTGGTCACACTTACACACAGGTGCCCAACACCCACATTTATTGCACGTATTAGTTTCTGTTTGAGGTATCATATAACTTTACCCACCATTTGTGCATGAGATTGAGCCCGCTTCTGTAGGGCAGCAGGATTCTGCATGAGTTGCTGTTGCTGTTGCATAAACTGCTGTTGACCCATAGGCCCTCCAGACATCATCTCTGGAGCAGGAGGAAACACTTGCATTGCATCTATCCAATCATACTCCCTGAGTAACATACGCATGAGATAGTCAACATTGGCTCTGGGGTTATTACCAAGAGCTGTAATGAGTTCAATGATTTCTCGTTTCTTGGCATTCTTGGTTCTGGGTGTCATTGACTCTACGTCGACCCTCAAGGTACAATCCATCTTGTTTTGAGTTGCTTTGAAGTATACCCAGTAACGAGCACCATCAATACCTACTATTTGGGTTATTTTGTCAGTATCCCATCTAGTCTGAACGATGTTGTTTAGTTTGTACACCACATTTTTCAAGGCATCTGCAACTATATCACGTCTCTCACTCAAACGGATATCTGAGTTGTCTTGGACATCGCGCATTTCGGTAGCACTACGTCGTCCAGGAGGAGCCTCACCTAACTGTTGCTGTCCTTGACCGAGTAATTCACGAACATGACTTCTAATAACTTCGGGCCACTGGACTAAATCCGGTGGAATGTGAGGCTGTAGTATCATCACACTCTGGTTTGGGTTACCCTTAGTTTTGATGTAAGGACCTGCTTCCTCACTTAACATCTTTTCAATTTCCTTATCGTCGATTGAGTTACTATCAACTAAAAACTTAGCTAATGCAATACGCCGGTGCTTCATTGCCTGGGTTATAACCTCATTGAGTTCAAGTTGCTGAGGTTCTATAATCTGAACATCGGACGGGTTCCAGTAGTACTCACAATCCTCATTGAAGGTAAAATCTACAAAAGGCAACCCATCAATTTGTAGTACATCATTAGTGGGTTCTCTTAACCACTTATCATACCCAGGAACAAACGCACATATCTGGCGATGTTTGTAGTCCCTAATTTCATGTATTTCTATAATATCATTATTCTGTACTAGTTCAGTAAAAAATCTACTATCTTCACCGTTCTTACCATAATATTCAGTGTGAGTACCCTCTAACCCATCTGTGTTTTTGTACTTCTTATCGTTCTTTACGTCATCGAGTGTTCTAAAAACAACGTGGTCAATCCATGGGCAATCAATCAGAGTACGAACACCAAAGGGTACTATAATGAAATCAGGCATTACGCGGTCAACCCAAGGGTACCCAGGTTTTTTGTTGGTATCATATTCAACTAACTCCTTCTTATTCTTACCTAACTGGTCAATAGGGGTATTTAGCGCTTCAGCTAGTTGAGTTGCTATGTTAATGGGGCCTTTGGACAATAATCCGTCAAAACCTAGTTTACATATACCTCGACCAGTATAGTAGGCATCTTGTATCATGAGTTTGAATGTTTCTTTGATACCTATTTCGGCAATTAGGTAGTTGTCGACACTTTCCCACAATCTAGCCTGTATGTCCGCTCCTGGTATATTAGTTGGAGTCACATTGACGTAGGGGTTTCGGAAGTAAACATTGGGTACCATACCCCTCTTCATAGCATATGTTATGTTGTAGGGGAGTATGCCAGAACTAGAACCCAGAAATCCTGGGAATTCACCTCTACCGTATGCACGATAAGTAGCCCAACGTTTGGAGTTACCGAACTTCTCCTTGTAGACAATACCTCGGTCAATTAGTTTTTTCCAACTATCAATATCATATTTCATTTATTTCCCCATCTTGTTGGCAATAGCGTTGGCTACTGGGCTAGAACCACCTTTGGGTTCTTTTCTGGTTTTAACCTCACCTGGGTAGGTTTTACCATTTAAGGAACAGATATGCATGTACTTGCCTTTACCAAGGTCTTTGGTGCGTACTTTGCCACCATCTTTAATACATTTATTATAAGCAGCTGGCATATAGTCTCCTATTGTCTGGCTAGATAGATATAAACTTTAGCACCACTAGTTATTGTTTGTACTATTAAACCGTCTATTTCGAAACCACTTTCTCCAAAGTCATCTTTCTCCACGTAGCCTAAAACAGACACATCGTAGAGTTTACCATGCCACTTCTCGACTCCTGCACCATTCTGAATAATGCATTCGTTGGCATCAGCAGCTCCTTCAAACCGAATCTTCTTAATTTTAATCCGGTCGCCCGTTGCTAATATTGTTGCAGCAGTGTCAATAATTAGTGGGTTACCTGTAGTTATGTTAGACATTTAATCTCCTTATTTAGTAATTCCAATTTTTTGAATTACTGGTTTCTAGTTCCCGCCAACTGAACCTGAAATGGGTATAGTTGGTTACCTTTAGGTCTGCAACTCTCCCTTATCATATCCATAGTAAAACTCATCTTACCTCGAGTTGACTCCAAATTAGGTCTGGTCTTCTCAACTGAGTAGTCAGTTGCTAGACAACCCTCAACCTGCCACGCTAGTGCATCAATCACGTCATCATGCTGACCCTTTGGGAAACTATACAGTTCATCCTCAAGAACCTGCATACTTCGAGTTATTTTAATAACTCCAGCCTCGAGCATGGGAGATAGACGTTGTTTAATTCTATTCTCCTTATTTGCACCGCGAGTTTTAACACACTCGATGGTAGTAAACTGTCCAATTGACTCCTTTGTATCCCTAAACCCATACTCAAGATTAGCATACTTATCAGTTTCAACCCTGATTTTAATAGCGTTTAGTTCCTTCGCTAAACCTAAGGCACGGACAATCATTTGTTTATCAGTAAATCTATCTCTAACTATTCTCATAACATAGATACCTTTCTTGGTATGTTTGCAAGCAACTATAGCTGAGTAGTCTTGGGTCTTTTTGCCAGTAGGTGGGTCAGCCGGATCTAACGTGATGATAACATCACCATCTACTGGTAGGTCTATCGGTTCATAGTACTGTAACCAATCAGGGTTAAACACCATGTTCTTTTTAGCTAGGGGCATGTTTAGATAGAGAGTAGCAAACATTGTATTTCCTAAAACGGTATGCAACTCCTCGAGTCTTCTTACAGTAAACTTCTTGTATCGAGGTATGGATTGAGCAGGGTCGATATACGCACCCCTATCATATATCTCATACTTCTCATTCTTCTTTATCCAATCAATGTGGTCATAGTCTGCCCATCTGGTACCTACCACTAACATCATTGACTTGTCATCAATCTTTAGAGGATACAAAGTTTTGTGGAAACCAATTGCTTGTTCGATGTCACCTCGAGAGGGCATGAACTCCTCTCCTGTAAACTCATCTTTCTTGGGTGCTACAGTATCATCCTCAATGATTACGTCGTAATGACGACGAGTTAGAGTAGTATTAGTACCCGAAGCCTCAAACGTACCTTCTGGGTAATCATGATTTCTCTGCAGGCAGGCACATGAGTCATTCCATCTAACCTTATTGAAGTTTGGAATACAGTCGGGGAATATACTTTGGTAGACTTTATTGGTCTCAACTATACCTTTTATTTCATGTACTGTTTTCTGGGCATTAGGCATAGTATTACTTCCGAGTAAGATACGGATGTTGGGACTACGAGTTGCCAACCACAACGGGTATAATGTGGAACATATAGTAGTTTTGAGATGCCCACGTCCTAAGATTATCATCTTTTGGTTCCCGGAGTTCTGAATAAACTTACACAACTCAACGTGAAATACCTCATCAAACCAGTCAGGACTCATGATGGACTGGCAAAAAAAACTGAAGTCAGACTTCATACTGTCCTGAAGAAATTGAATTTGGTGCTCAGATAGTTGGGGCATTAGTAACTCCCACCACTTGATAGTAATTTCTTTTGTGCTTTCGTCTTTCCCTTAAATAGTGAAAAATCGAAAAACGCTTTTGCTCGCACAACCTCAGAAACTTTGCCGCCACTTGAGCATCGCGTTTGGTCATCAGCATAAACTCGCTTCTTCCCGGCTTCCGTTTTCATTATGGAATGGGAGCAATTCATTTCGCCA